AGGTTGCGCTAGGTTCACAACTTGGTGCGGAAGAACAGAGGCAATATCAGCAGGCCGCAAGAGCCGCACAAACTGCCAGAGGAAATATCTTTGGAGTCGCTCCAGCCGTAGAGGAAGCAGTCACAACTGGATTGGCTGGCGAGCAAAGGTTACAGGCTCGCCTTGGTGCAGCCCAAGGATTCTTGGCTTCTGGTCAAAGTATGTCAGACGCAATTGCGCGTGACGTTGGATTGCGTAACGCACTTACTCAATCTCGCCTAGGTGCTGCTCAGGGCTTTATTGCAAGCGGTCCTACGCTGTACAACCTCGCCTCACAGCGGCTAGGCACACAGCAGGCTATGCTTAACAACTACCTTGCTGCCTCTGCTCCTCAAGCTACTGGTGGCTTCCAAGCTACTCCTTCAGCCGCTAATCCTTATGCGTATGTTAATCCTAACGCTGGGTTTATTGGCGCACAGAATGCGGCGAGCATTTATAATACGTTGGCGGATTATGCGGGACAAACGTATGGAGCGCAGGTTGGTGCTATTTCAAGGCAATCCAGCGGTGCCGAACAATTTGGTCAGATTGCTACTGGTCTTAGCAACTTAATCAAGATATAAGGAGATTTATGGCAGTATTAGATATACCAGCAATGATGGATATGTTTCGGCAAGACGAACTGCAGAAACAGGCCGTGGCTGAAGCACAGAGGAAGCAGGCTCTTGAGGAGCGTGCAATGGCTATAAAGGAACAGCCAGATGTTGACTTTACATTTGAAAAGGGCGGGCTGAAGGTCAAGGGCAAGTTAAAGGATCTTCCTACTTTAAGCCAAGATCCAGCGTTCGCTCCTTATCTTGCTGGCATTGGCAGCACAATTACGAATGAGCAATCATTAGAGAACGAGGAAGTTCAGGCTCAAAGGGAATCAATCAATGATAGATTGCGTAAGCTTTCCGCAGAAAGACTTAAACAAGAACTTGAGATTGCAAAAGGCGACACTCGTACTGGAGCGATGGAGCTTGGTCTTGGTCTTGTAGGACTGAAGAAAAGATCCGATGTAATGAAGGAACTTGAGGCCGAGCGTGGAGTGCTTCAAGGAAGAATAGCAGAGCTTGGATTCAACAGACAAACTGGTCAAATGCAAACCGAGACTCCAGAAGGCGCGCCAACAGCTACAGAACCTAGCGCACCAGCTATTGCCGCGCCAGCAACGGAACAGCAACCAGCCCAGCCTCAGACTCCAAAGAATTTCAATAGCCTTCAAGAAGCAAGGGCAGCAGGCGTGAAGCCTGGAGAACTTATCTACATCAACGGAAAGCCAGGACGACTGCAAGCGAGGCAGTAAGCAATGGCTATAGAGCCAGAGCTTGAGTTCGTTCCAGAGCAGGAACAAGATTTAGAGTTCGCTCCACTTTCTCAAGAGGAAGCTGGCAACTTAACTAAGGCTGAATATCTAGCATCTGGTGGCAAGCCAGAAGAAGTTATCTCGCCAGAACGTAAGGCTTTACTAGATCAAGAAACACAGCGTCAGATACAAGCTGGCGCAACGCCACAGCAGGCATCCGTTGAGGCTGGTAAAGCCCTGGATGCTATGGGTACGATCCGCAGGCCAGACGGCACGATAGCTGAAGGATACAAGCCAACGGCACAGGCGTTGTCTGAAGGCATTATTGAAAAGGCAGCAATCCCAGCAGTCAAGGAGGCACAGCGTCTTGGGATTGAAACTGTTTCTTCTGGAACTGATAAGAATACTGGCGTTGGGTTTGCAATTGGCAGGAATAAGGACGGCAAGGTTGTAAGGTTTGAGGCCGATCAGAATGGCGTTGTTGACTCATTTGAACTTGAGCCAGAAGAACCTAGCAGACTAGGTGCGATTGCACGCACAGTTGCTAGTCAGATAATTCCTTCAACAACTGGTGCTGCAGCAGCAGAAGCCGCTGCTGCCCTAGCACCTGGAGGCATTCTTCCTAAGTTGGCTACTGGTGCGATTGCTGGTATTGGTGGATATATTGCAGGACAAAAAGGACAAGAGGCTGTAGCAAGGGCATTGATACCACCAGAGCAAATTGCTCGAATCAGCGGAATGCTTGAGCGTGATATTCAAAAATATCCAGTAACAACAACGATGGCATCAATTCTTACTCCTACTGTTGGTGGAATTTCAACACTTGGTAGAAGAGCTATTGGAGCATTGACAAGCAAAGCCGCACCAGTTGCTGAAGCTGTTGCTCCTGCTGTAGCTCCAGCGGTTGAGGCTGTAGTCCCTGCCGTAGCTCCAGCAGTTGAGACTGCTCTGCCAAAGGCTGTTGAAGCTGTTGCACCAAGAGCAGAACAAGTCGCTGGAAAGGCTGGCGTTGTTCCAGTTGAATTGCCAATTGAATTACCTACAGCACCAAAAGGAATTGGATACAGACAAGCTGGAGTAAAGATGGTGAAAGATCCATTCCTTGATAGAGGAGTGCGTGAACAGCTTGCAAAAAGTGAAGATATAAAATATGCAAAGTTTGGTCAGAAGGCATTGCAAGATGCCTTGGTAAACGAATCAGATGATGTTGTTAGGGGAATTTTTGAAAGCGGAACTGCCCCTCAAAAAGTAGTTGCCAATGCTGAGTTAATCAACCGAGCCTCAAAACAGAATGATGTAAAATCCTTGCTTGATCTGGCAAAGACAAGAATAAAATTACCAACAGAAGCCGCTCAAACTGTTGCGGCAATGAGGACTCTTCCTTCGGCAACTCCAAATGGATATTTGGCCACACTCAGTGTTTTTCTTGATAAGAATGGAAGAACCCTTACTGAGCCACTTCTTGTGAAAGCAAGAAATTTCTTTAATAATCAAGCTGAAGCCAGATTAAACTATGAAACTCTTGCGCAAACAGCAAGAAATACATTGGATGATATTGATATAAAGAAAGCAATTCAAGCAGAAAAAGCATTTATTGATAGCGCATTCAGATTCCAGAATTTTGAATCAAGACTTGTTCCTAAAAAGTTTTTTGCAGAGACGTTGCCAACTGTAATACAAGGCAATCTTCTTGCTCCTCTTTCTTTGGTAACAAATCTTTGGAGTAATGCTGTAAGCTCATTGCCTAGGGCGATGGGAAGACAGGGTGCGTTTATAAGTCAAGAGGTAGCAAGAGCGTTCAAAAAGTCAGTTGGAATGCAAGTTGCGGAAAGAACTGTATCATCACCAATATCTTTGGCTGGAGCAAGAAGAGTTGGAGAAACAGTTAAGGCATTTGTTCGAGGAGGAGGAGAAGGCTTGGTTGGACTTAAAAGAGGCATTAGTGCTGAAGGATTATTGTCTGGAGAAAAAATAAGAGGATTCCAGCCAGCCCAAGCGTTTAGGCAATTTTGGACGGGATCTGGATTGGCTCAACCAGTTCTTAATGGATGGAAGGGATTGGGGCAAGCTGGTCTTGATAGGGCTAGGTTGGCCGCAGAAACAGTCCTTGGCGTACCTCCAGAAACAATGTTACGCCTACTTCAGCTTGGCGATACTCCGTTCAGAAGAATGGCTCAAGCAAGACTTTTAGCGGAATCCGCGCAACTCCAAAGAGTATCCAAGATTTCATCGCTTAACAATGAGCTTTCAAAATTGTTGTCAAAGCAAAAGACAACGGCGGCTGACTCAGTAAAAATACAAGACATTAGGAATCAAATTGAGTTAATTGGCAAAAGAGATATTGGAAAAGAAATTTCAGTAGCAACAAGACTGCCATCAAAAGAAGAATTAGGTAAGATAGAGCAAGAGGCAGCAGAGGCCGTGTTCCAACAGGACACGCCACTATCAAGAGCAGCTTTGAGCGTGTCGAATATGTTTGGTTTGGGGAATAGGGTTGGATTAGCAAGGACTATTGGAAAGACAATTATCCCATACGCCAAGACACCAGCAAATGTGATTGACGAAATGCTTGATTATTCGCTTCCTGGTTATGCACTAGTTACAAAGGGAATACCAGCAATGCAGTCCAAAGATGCAAGAGGCGTACACATGGCAATAGGCAAAACATTAACAAGCATAACAATAGGAGCAGTCGCAAAAACATTGGCAGACGCTGGAGTGATTGGTGGGTCGGCAGAGGATTCCGAGAAGACTAGGGACATACAATACAAAACACTTCCTCCGCGAACAATAAATCTTAGCGCGCTGGGGAGATTTGCGGAAGGTGACTCCACAGACCTCCAGCCTGGTGATCGTGTTATGAATCTTGAGAAAATGGGGATTGTTGGTGGAATGCTTGCAACTTGGAATGAGGCAAGCAAGGCAACCGACAAGGGTGAATTTATAAGTCCAGAGTTTTTGACTGCACTTGTTCCAGAGACGCTTTCTTTTGCTATGAACCAAAGCTTTTTGAAGGGAACAAACAGCCTTCTTTCGGCTATGCTGGACGGCAAGAGGGACAGGATGGACAAGTGGATTGCCAATTACTTTGGAACAGTATCTTCAATAGTTTTTCCAAATACGCTTGGTGCTGTCTCAAGAGCTATGAGCGATTCATTGCCAGAGAAAATAAAGATTAAGGATGTTGAGGGTGAAGATGTAGCTGAAAGAACACTAAATTTATTCGGTGAAGTCCTCAAGAGAAAGCTTCCTGGTGCTGGCGAGGGCCTGCCAAGAAAGATTGATATATGGGGAAGAGAGATACCACAAACTCCAGAAGGTGCTGATCCAGTATTGTATAACTTCTTCGACTTCACAAAATCAAGAGAAGCCACATACGATAAAACTACATTGGCGATTTACAAGTTATTCAAAGAAACTGAAAATGGAGACGTGATACCTCCAAAGCCATTGGAACAGTTTATGATCGACAATCAGAAGTACAGGCTGTCTCCAGAGTTATATGAAAAGTATTCAAAAATACGAGGCAGAGCAAACCGCGCTGCTGCTGATGCATTGCTTGGTGACAATGGCTTTAAGAGGCTTGGTAGCGAAGACAAGGTTAGGGCATTAAAGAGTGCGTATGCTCAAGTAGGAGACGATGCAAGAAAAGAGTTTTTAATTCGAAACGAATCCGCAATTAAGCGAGGCCAAAAACAATGAAGTTTTCAGTAAACCCATCCAAGGATGTTTCGCTACGCAACGATATGGTGGCTAGGGAGCTTACTGGTACTGGATATGAGGCAGTGCCAGAAGAGGTGAGAAGGATTGCTCCAATTGAGAAGGCCAGAGAATATGCCAAGCAAGTGCCTCAAGTCGCACCAGAACAACCAATACTTGATTTCATAGAGGAATCACAAGCTATGCAAACAAAACCAGAACAAGATGCACTACAAACAGCAGCGTTAAAGACGATTGATTTTGAGGCAAGGAAGGATAGGCAAGGCAACGTGCAGGTCTATAAATTGCCAGCGGGAGATATGGGTGGTAATTTCGAGGTTGCTGGTATTAACGACAAGTATCATCCAGATGCCTTCAAAAGAATCTCATCGCTCCCAGCGCAAGAAAGAGCGCAGGCTGCGGCGCAGTACGTCAAGGAATATACCAGCCCATTCGTCTCAAAACTCCCGCAAGCAGTCCAACCATTCGCGCAGGATCTCGCGTTTAATCGCGGGATGGGCGGTGCAACGAAGTACATCCAGCAAGGACTAAACACGCTGGGGCAGAAGGTTGCGGTTGACGGAGGGTTAGGTCCAAAGACATTGCAGGCCATTAACCAAGTTGACCCAAAGGCGTTAATGCGTGCAGCCAGCCAAGCCCAGCTTGAGGACGAATACCGAATGGCTCAACGCAATCCAGCCAGAAAGAAGTTTATCGGTGGACTCGAAAGCAGAATACGAAATAGGCTTGCACTATTTGGAGCTTAGTCATTATCCTCTTCTTGAGATCCAACCCAAACAGCGTCTCCATTCATATAGGCAGAACCAGCCTTAATCGTTGTGGAAGTTCCATAAAAGAAATTCCTAGATTTAGATATGAATGTTTCATCTTTGCCAACAACACTACTTCCAGACTTATAGTAAAAACCATCAGTTGAAATTATTGACCTACCAGATGACGATGAATAAGCCATTCCACCATCCTCAGATATTACGCATCCGCGACCACATGAGAATCCGTTGCGCTTTAGCACTGCTCCCACAAAATCAGCAGCGTCAGCGTCTTCATCTTCCGCCATCACCGATGCCATCAGCATCGCCGTCAGTGTTATCATTGTTATTGCTTTCATAGTGAAAAGTCTCTAGCACAAACCGAAAGCCGTCAAGCATGAAATTATCATCACGCCAAGTTGGAGCAGTTGGGGTAGCTCGCGTTACTGGCGCGTTGTTGAGGTGTGGGTACAATGTGCTTACGCCCTACGAGGATTTTGCTGGGTACGATGTGGTCGCGGAGAAGGGTAACAAGTTTTACCGCATTCAAGTCAAGACTGCTCAAGCCGTAGAGCCTGGACGCACCAAGTATAGGTTTACTACCAGCGTGGGCAATGGCTTCAATATCCCCAAGCGAGCCATCAGTGGCGTAGATTACGTTGCTTGCTGGGGCATGAATGATGATTTATTCTGGCTGTTGCCAATTGCCAAGTGCAGATCGTTAACAACCAAGCTTTGCCCATCGACAGGTGGCGGTTGGCGTGTATTTAAGAATCTGTGAACGAGAAAGAGGCTTGGGCTAAGTTTGAGGCTGGCTTGAAGGATACAGAATCCTTCGATGAGGCTGTGGCTTGGGTCAAGCAAAACAAGAAGATCGTAGAGAAACTGACCATGATGGCAATGATTAGACGATTTAATGATGATATTAGCCACGCTAATAAGACTTGGCGGAACTAACTAATTTATCGACCGCGCAGGAGGTTTTGCCTAAAACCGATGGATGGGCAAAATCAACAGCAGGGCAAAGGGTGCGGCGGGTGAGCGTGAGTTAGCAAACTATCTACGTGAGCAAGGCTGGCAGAAAGCCAGACGAACCCAGCAATACGCAGGCAATCCAGAAGGTGGTAGCGGTGATGTGGTTTGCGAGAATTTCCCTTTCCATATTGAAGGCAAACGATGCCAAGCCCTCAAACCCGAAGAGTGGATGGAGCAGTCCAAGCGGGATTGTCCAGCAGGCAAGATCCCAGCTGTATTTTTTAGGCGTAATGGACGCAAAGAGTGGCTAGTCATATTGACCGCCGACAGCGTGTGCGAATTAGCTCGACAGATCGCGCCTGCCAATGTGACTATCGAGTATGCAAAGACCGCGACTATTGCCCAAGGCTTTTACGTTAAATCACCAGCTTTTGAAGACCTTACCCCAACAACAACAAACCCAAATAAATAAATAAAGGAGATACTACAATGGCATTGACATTAAGTGAATCAGCAAAACAAGAACGCAAGTTGCCCGAAGCTGGCGCAACCGTAGGCGTTCTCTACAGCCTAGTCGATCTAGGCCATCAGAAAACGAACTGGGACAACCAAGAGAAGTGGACACCTAAAGTCCGCTTGACATTTGAGTTACCCGATCAGACTGATGAGTTTGAGGTAGAGGAGAATGGCAAACGAACCACAGTCCAGAAGCCTATGGTTGTTTCCATCGAGCAGACCCGCAGCCTTGGAGAGAAAGCAAGCCTACGCAAGCTTCTCGAACAATGGCGCGGTCAAACCTTCACATCAAAGGAACTCCAGGCTTTCAGCTTAAAGAACCTATTGGGCAAGCCAGCTATGCTCACGCTGATCCACAAGACTAGCCAGCAGGGTCGGCAATACTGTGCAATCGCAGGTGCATCCAAACTCCCCAAGGGAATGAAAGCACCAGCTACAACCACCAACGATCAACTCTATTATGAGATCGAGCAGGGCGAAGGTGGGCAGTTTAACGATATGCCCGATTGGTTGCAGGAAAAAATCCGTGCCTCCAAAGAGTTTGCTACCGCTGCTGGCAAGTCCACGGCCACTAAGGTCGAGCTTGACGCAGACGGCAACCAAGTTCCGTTCTAAATTGTATGGCTCTTACAATCACAGCGAAAGAGCCTACCAATTCCCGTCTGGTCGCTACTGACCAGGCGGGGCATTGGTACACAGCCGAGGGTGAATCCGCCCACGTTGTGATTGGCAAGAACGGAAAAGAAAGAAACACAACCGTAGCCGATGCGCGCCAGATGGGATTGTACCCATCCGTAACCAGCGTGCTTGGCATTATGGATAAGCCGCAATTGACGGCGTGGAAGATTGAGCAGGCCATTATGTCCTCGCTCACGCTTCCGAAGGAGGCAGATGAAACGCTAGAAGCTTATGCGAAAAGGATCGTCAAGGACTCAAGAGAGTCAACAACCAAAGCAGCGGAACACGGCACGAGGATGCATACCGAAATGGAAAACATCCTTCTGGAACGAGCTTGCTCCACAGATGAAATCCTTAAACCTTACATCGAAACATTTAGAGAATGGGCAAGTAAAAATGTCGAGAAAACGTATTGGTGCGAAAAGGGTCTTGTCGGCGCAGGCTATGCGGGAAGGTGTGATGCCTACGTCAAGCTACGCGGTGTTGGTGACGCTATCATCGACCTAAAGAACCGTAAGGTTAATCCCAAGTACGATCCGTTCTACGATACAGATTGCGCGCAGTTGTGGGCATATCGCGCGGCAAGCGAGAATCCTAAGTGTGCCTGCGTGTCGGTGGTCCTAGCGTCAAACGATGCTACCAAGCTGACAACTAAAGTGTGGGATGAAGACGAGCTTTACCAAGCTGGTATCGCATTCTGCGCTATGCAGAAAGTATGGGCTTGGGTGAAGGGATACACTCCACCTGGGATGAAGTTATGATTGACCCCGCCGATGTCTTATGGCTTGAAGGATTGCTTGACCAATTCTATAGGAATCTTGCCAAATGACAGCACCAACGATCCAAGAGATGGGAAACGCCGCGCAGGAGATTGTGTGGCGCGTTATGGGTAAAGGATCGGATAAGTCTGCATATGGAGATTGGTTGGTTAAGGATCGGCCTACTCACGATTACCATATTGCGCGAGCCATCCGTCACCTAGCCACAGCGCAGATGCAACTGCACAAGTCCACACCTTGTCCAGATAATAACGGTGAAACAAGTATTGACCACCTTGAGCGCGCGCTGGTAAGGTCGCTGTTCGTGTTAGCGCAAATAAGAAAGGAAGTACCAAGATTATGAACCAAGAAGAAATAGACAAAGATTGGGATGAGTTTTTTAGCAAGCCTCGTCCTTGGCTTTACTCAAACTACGGAGATAAATCGAGCAACAGCGATGAGCCAGAAACTGAAGAATCGTTCCAGAAGTTCTGTGATAACGAAGGAAACAATAGGTATCCCAAGGAATGAAACAAGCATTAGTAACGCAATCGTTTGGTGAAGAGTGGAAGAAGATTATTGATTTGACTAGGCCACGCATGGAGGCGTACTGCAAACGCCACAGCGTTGACTTCATTCTGCTTGATAAGCCTCTGACCCACCCAGCCCAATACTCAAAGTCTGCTATTGGAAACATTATGGCAACGAAGGGATACGAGCAGGTCACGTTTGTTGACGCTGATGTTCTGATTGCAAACGATTGCCCGAAGCTTTCCGAAGACGCTGGAGTGTTCTGCGCTTTTGATGAGGGAGCATTCTTAGACCGCAAGCCAGATATGGTTAAGCTGGCGGCTGCGTTTGGCGGAGTTATCGAGCCTAAGTTCTACGTCAATACTGGAGTGTTCGTAGTTCATACCAAGGCCGTTGGTATACTTTCAATGCCGCCGATTGGTCTACACCCGAATCACTTTGCAGAGCAGACCTGGTTCAACGTGATGGCGCACCTATGGAACATTCCGTTAACCGAGCTTGACCCGTCATTCAATTGTATGACCAGCGTTGAGTCGCACTTTGGTTTAGACCGCTACAAGGATGCTATGATTATTCATTACGCTGGGCAATCAAACGATCTGGTTAAGTTAGCTGGCCAGATTCAAGCTGACGAAGCGAAGTTGGTGGAGCTGGGTCGGTGAGGTCAACCCACCTATGTCGTGGTGACTACGATGAGAGGTTGCAGCAGTTGGCTGGTGAGGTTGCGCTCCAGGCTATTCGCGATCTTAGGATGCTTCGCAAGCGAGGGATGGTTAAGGGTATGAAGATTATCAAGGACCACCAGGGTGTGCCACTCAACGATGCCTTGGAGTATAAAAACTCGCACGAGGTACAGAAGCTACTGCGTGATTTCAAGACGGGGGTTGTTTCTTGGTGGTGCAGAGCAAGCGGGGTTGCAATTGATAATCGCACGCTACTGAGGAAACTAAAGGAAAACGATTATGTTCTGCCTACTTGATATTGCTGGCATCGTTTGGGTTATTTCTGCTTTTATCCTTTACACATCACTTACTTTGTCGGCACTCTATTGCGCTGGTTACTTGATCT